GGTCGCCAGCTTTACACAAACGACGAGGAGGCGATCTTCGATGCGATTCGGCCCATCATCGTTACCGCCATCGACGACGTCATCATCCGGGGTGACCTCGCCGATCGGGCCTTGACTATAGCCTTACCAGCGCGCGACGACGATGCAGGCTACACCGAAGAGGATGCTTTTTGGGAAGAGTTCGAACTTGCTCGGCCTTCGATTCTCGGCGGTGTTCTCACGGCTGCCAGCGTGGCACTCCGCCGGCTACCCGAAGTTCGGGCCAAAGTGCGCGCTAAGAAGATTAATCTTCCACGGATGGCGGACTTCGCGCTTTTCGGAACCGCCGCGGAGCCAGCACTGGGGATCAAGGAAAACGCCTTTGTGGGGTTACTCAGGGACGAGCGGAACGCGGCCTCGGTTCTCGTCCTTGAATCCGACGTGATCTTTGCGCCTCTACGTGCGGTCCTCGAAAAGGAGCCGTTCAACGGGTATCCTGCAGATTTGCTCGACGCGCTCAACTCGGCGATGAGCGACGACGCGATCCGGCGAGATCGGCGCTGGCCAAAGACCGCGGCGAAGTTGCGCAACCAAATTAAACGCCTCGAGCCGGACCTCCGCCGAGCCGGGATCGTTGTCACCTGGGCCGATCGCGATACCCATACGAAGCGGCAGATGCTCAGCATTGAACTTACAGAAGTAAAGGGGAACCCTCCGCAACCCCCGCAAGTCACGCACCCTGCCAGGGCGGATCGGCCCCCGTTTGCGGAGGTTGCGGCAGTTGCGGAGGCTGCCTCCGCACCTGCTGACCTCGTGACCGAGCCGTTCGATATATGACGCCGAGCCAGATCGCGGAGCAGGTCCGCACCCTCGGCGGCCGACTCGTCCTAGCCGGCTGCGATCGTATCCAGGTGGAGCCGGGGCCGAACGGCGTTCCTCGTTGGCTAGTTGATGAGGTCCGCGCGCACAAGCCGGCGATTCTCGTCGAGCTGCAAAAGCGCGAGACGGTGCTTGAAGCTGCGCGGCTCTTGCGCGAGTGTCAATGGGCCAAAGTGCCGCCGGTTTGCGATTTCCTCATCGGCCCTGCCGGCGAGTCGTGTCGGCGCTGCGGCGCGTCTTGGATCGAGCACTACCCGGCGCCTAGGGATGGGGCGCCGCGGTGAAAACGAGTGAAGTTGCTTTCGATAGCCAGCGTGTGTGCATGACGCCGGTAATCACTCGCGAAATGGTCCCGGTCCGCGATCTGAAGCCCGCGCCCTACAATCCGCGCCGGATCGATCCAGCCGCGATGGCTGGCCTCGAGAAGTCGATCGAGCGATTCGGTCTGGTTCAGGACATCGTCGTAAACCGCCGCACGATGCACGTTGTCGGCGGGCACCAGCGGCTCAAAGCGATCAAGGCGAAAAAGGCCAAGGTCGTACCAGTCACGTGGGTCAACCTGGACGACACTGAAGAACGCGCTTTGAATATCGCGCTCAACAATGCCGCCATCGCCGGGCAGTTCACCGACAAGCTGCAGGCGATTCTCGACGAAATGGCGGCAGCAAATCCAGACCTGTTCGAGGACCTGCGGCTTGGCGCGCTGCGCACCGATGAGATCGCGCGCTCATTCGGGTCCGATCCCGACGAAGTCCCGCCCCCGCCATACGATACGCCACGAACCAAGCCCGGCGACGTCATCCGCCTTGGGCGGCATCGGCTGATATGTGGCGATGCTGCCGACGCCGCGACGATCACCGCAATGCTCGGCGAAGATGCCGTCGAGCTGCTTCTAACCGATCCGCCGTACGGCGTGAGCTATGGCGCGAAGTCGCGCGATGCAGCGCGGCGGAATGGCGGCACAACCACGCACCGCGACATCGTCAACGACGACCGCACCGACTATGCAGCCTGGTTCCGCTCGTGGCTCTCGATCATTCCGTGGGCACCTTTCGCGGCATTCTACATCTTCATGTCGAGCCAGGAGATGCACAACCTTCGAATCGCGATCGACGCTCTCGGTTGGAAGTGGCACGATATGCTCTTGTGGATCAAGAACCGTCCGGTGCTCTCGCGCAAAGATTACAACCAGGTCTACGAGCCGATCACGTTCGGCGAGCCCCCGGTCGATACGAAGGAGGTCGGCGGCATAGCGATCTTCGGATGGCCTGAACGCCACCGATTCTATGGCAGCAAGAGCCGCACGAACGTCCTCGAGTTCGATGTCCCGGCGAAGAACGATCTGCACCCGACGATGAAGCCAGTCGCGCTGCTTGAGCAACTTCTGCGCGACGGCTCGCGCGACGGCGGGATCGTCCTGGACCCATTCGCCGGCTCCGGCTCCACGGTAATTGCCTGCGAGCGGCTCGGGCGCGTTTGCCGCGCCATTGAGCTCGATCCGCTCTATTGCGACATTGTTGCTGCCCGGTGGGAAGCTCACACCGGGCTCCAGGCCCAGCGGCCCGAGGCGGGGTCCTGAGGACGCCCATAAAGGGGCAACACGGCCCGACAGCGGGGCCGAAGGCTCCTGGCGCGCTTAGTTCTCCCAGCAGGTCCACGGAGGGCGAACACGGGGCTAATCCTGCGGAACGTGCGGATGCCCAACGCGCGCGCGTGAAGCGCGTCCCCAATCCGAAGGGTGGCCCGACCGTACTCACGCCGGAGGTCGAAGACAAGATTATCGGCGTGATCCGCGATGTGGGGATGTCGTTTCGGATGGCGTGCGCCTACGCCGGGATCTCGGACGACACCCTCGCGCGCCGGCGAAAGGCCGACCCGAAATTCGCGGCGCGGATCGAGCACGCGCGCGAGATGTGCAAGGCCAAGCTGCTAACGCAGATCGTGGCGGCTGCGCCGACGAACTGGAACGCGGCGGCGTGGACGCTCGAGCGACTCTGGCCGGAAGAGTTCGGCCGGCGGCGCCTCGAGACCGAGCATTCCGGCGTGGTCAAAATCACGATCGAGGGGGGCTTGCCGGAATTCCCACGATAACGCTGCCCCGCCTTCATCCTGGCCAAGTCGAAGCCTGGAACGTGCCAGGCCGGTACAAGGCCATTCGCTGCGGTCGGCGCTGGGGTAAGACGGCGCTCGCTGCGACGATCATTTGCGATCGTGTCGCGCGGGGGCAGTCGTGGGGACTATTCGCGCCGGACTACAAGATCACGTCGGAAACCTACCGCGAAATCTACGAGATACTCGATCCGATCACGGAGTCTGCCTCCAAGATCGATGGGGTCATCCGCGTTCTAGGGGGCGGGCGCGTTGATTTCTGGACGCTGAACAACCCACGCGCGGGGCGCTCCCGCAAATACCACGGCGTTATGGTCGATGAGGCGGCCTTCGCCGGTCCGGATATGCAGATGATCTGGGAGCGTTCGATCAAGCCCGCGCTGCTTGACCACAAGGGCGTCGGCTGGGCGCTATCGACGCCCGCTGGCAAAGACGAGCGGAACTGGTTTTACAATATCTGCACTGATCCCGCGCTCGGGTTCGTTGAATTCCACGCCCCCACTGCGAGCAATCCGTATCTCCCGCAGGACGAGCTCGAGCGACTCGTACGCGACAATTCCCCTGAGGTCTACCGTCAAGAGTATCTGGGCGAGTTCGTCGATTGGTCGGGAGTTGCGTTCTTCACGATGAACGCGCTCCTGGTCGACGGGGCTCCAGTGCCCAAACCGGTGCGATGCGACACGGTGTTCGCGACCATGGATACGGCGATCAAGTCCGGGCTTGAGCACGACGCAACCGGCGCGGTGTTTTGGGCGTACAATTCGCTCGCCAATCCGTGCCTTCATATCTTGGATTGGTCGCTTCTTCAAATCGAGGGAGCGGCATTGGAAGGGTGGTTGCCATCCGTCTTCGCTCGGCTTGAAGAACTGAGCCGGGAATGCGGAGCGCGAATGGGAGCGAGTGGCGTTATGATCGAGGACAAAGCCTCGGGGACGGTGCTTCTGCAGCAGGCAAGAAACAGCGGATGGCCTGCGCATCCGATCGAGAGCAAACTGACGTCGATGGGGAAAAATGAGCGAGCCATCGCGGCGAGTCCCTACGTCTACCGCGGCGACATTAAAATCACGGACACGGCGTTCCACAAACGGACAGTCCATAAAGGCCGATCGGCGAACCACCTGATAGCGCAAATAACCAGCTTCCGGATCGGCTCGCAGAACGGGGCTAGCGACGATCTCCTGGACTGTTTCTGCTACGGAATTGCGGTGGCGCGGGGAACGAACGCGGGAAC